GCTTTGATGGACTGCTGAGAAGCAATACCTGTAGCACTGTTAGATGCCATATTGTCTTCATCAAGAAATGCTTTACCATCTAGTATATTAAGCTCTGCTGCTGTAGACGTAACACCGTCAAGGATGTTAAGTTCAGCGGTGGTGGACGTTACACCATCAAGTATGTTTAACTCAGCGGCAGTAGACGTTACTCCGTCCAGAATGTTAAGCTCAGCGGCTGTGCTGGTTACTGTAGTACCGTTGATAGACAGTGCGTCAGTTTCCAACGTACCGTCAACATCTACGTCGCCTGAGATGTCCAAAGAAGCTACTACTGCTGTACCTGTAAGAGTAGGAGCAGTAAGCGTCTTATTAGTCAGCGTCTGAGAGCCTGTAAGCGTCGCTACGGTGCTGTCTATTGCAAGGGTTACACTTGTACCTGATGCAGTAGAAGATAACCCTGTGCCGCCTAGAATGCCCAGAGACTCACTATCTAAGTCAATGTCAATGCTTGATGAGCCGTCAGTAACATCTAAGTCCTGTGCGGTTACTTGGCTGTCAACGTATGCTTTGATGGACTGTTGAGTAGCCAGTTTGGTGGCACTATTGGAAGACATATCATCTTCATCTTTAATGCCAGTTACAGTAGCGCCATCACCTGCAATGTTGATGCTGGTGTTTGCTACAACGGTTGTGCCCACGATACTTGAAGCACTAGATGCTCCTATAGTCGTAGCGTCTACAGCACCACCATTGATGTCTGCTGTGGGTATAGTTACTGTGCCAGTGAACGTAGGACTAGCAATGTTTGCCTTAGTCGCTGACGCTGTTGCAATGTTATTAAACTCTGTATCAATCTCAGTGCCTTTGACAATCTTGTTAGCGTTGCCTGAAGGTAAGGAGTCCTTTGCTGCAAAGTTAGTTGTTTTTGTATAATCAGTCATTATATAAGTCTGCCTATAACTGCTTCAGTGTTTAGCTCTTGTATTGACAAGGCCCGTTGGTCTATTGTTGCTTCTATGCCTATGGTGGCTACTTTGCCTGACCCTGTTGCTTTAAGTTTAGCAACGTCAATAACAATAGTAGCACTGTACTCTGACGTACTTACGTTGTACTCAGATATTCCGTACTCTGCGATAAGGCTAGTAGCAACAGTGAATGCTTGCTTACTGTAACCTTCAGTGTAGTCGTAAGCCCAGTTGCCTACTATCTCACTACCTGAGCCGCCTATGATTGTAAAGTTAATCTCTTTGAGCATCTTAACTTTCGAGGGGTCGCCAAAGGACAGTGGGTTTGTGAAGTATTTGAATGTGTACGTATCAGCATCATCCAAGTAATCACTGTAGTCGTTGACACCTACTGAGTTACCAAAGTACAATGTACCGTCTTCTGCTCTCTCGCCACACAGTAGAGCATTGCCTTCCCAAGTAGTCGCCCTATAACTGCCATCTTCTAACGTCCCGCGCATATCAAAGCAATAGACTTCCAAAGAGGAAGGTAAGAACAACAGATAGAAGGCTTCTTCTGGGCTGTACACTGACTTAATGTTACCTGTCTGTGTGTTTACAGACTGCATCATAGTGTCACGTACATTCTTGGATACGTTACCAATAGGATTAGACTTCTCTTGGATAACTCTACCTAAGCTGCGTAAACCAGAGTCAGACAAGAATATAAGGTCTGTACCGTTGCTCTGTACGCTGTCTCTAGCTATACAGCCGATACCAGTGATAGTATCAGACAGTGTCATGCTGGATGGTGATGAAGCACCTTGGTACAGTAGAATGCTACGCTTACCAAAGATAACTAGAAAGTCATTAAACTCTGCTAGTGCTACAATCTCATCGTGTCCTGTAGGCCAGACTGTAGTGATGTCTAAACTACCTGAACTACCACCTGTCCACTCATGTCCTGCCAAAGAGTTTGACCAGTACAGTGTGTGCTTGTTCCCTGTAACGTCAGCAGCCCATACACGACCAAAGGCAGCTAATGCTTCGTTAGCTTGTGGTGGTGTGCCTGTAGCATGAGAATGGTCACTAAACTTCTCAAGTACACCAGAGCCTGACTCATCGGTGTATATTAGCGGCTCTTGTCCTCGCTGCCAAAAGTAAGCATGGTCAGCAAAGTTTATAATCTTCCAGTTGTTTGCAGATACTGTGTAGCTGCCCGGAGTAACATCAGTTAGTGTGGTGGTGCCTGTGAATATCTTACTATTGCCAGTAGAGAAAACAACTTTGTCTCCGCTATAGTCTACAAACTCAAAGATGGTTTCTACACCTATACTAGACCCCAGTGGCGTTGCTGAGCTAGTGAGCTTATTTATACCCTTACGCGCTGCAATACGACCAAACTTGTCAATGACTGCATTTTCTGCAACAGAAGCAAAGGAAGGGTCTTGACCCACAGGAGAATCTTGAGTGTTTAACCCACGAAACCCCGGAGCGCCTATGTAGATGTTCTGTCTTTGCTGAGCCATTACTTAGGTTGCCAAATAAATTCTTCTGGATTCTTGTAAGCGTCTAGCGCAATTGCGTCTGATAAATGACGGTCTGCAATGAGGAAGTAGTCTTGTGCAGTCGTGCCGCCAGTCTCTCCTCTTTCTCTTGCGAGTAGTGCAACTGCTGTGTGGACAATAGGATTAGCAGGCAGGACAGTTTCGTCTGCATCATTAGATAAGTCGCTTTCCCTTGCTATTAAGTCAAAACGTAATGAATATACACCATCAGGATTAGGATAAACTCTAACCTTAGTATCGTCTGAGCTATCTACTCCTGAGTAGGTGTAGTATTCAGGAGAGCCGCTGATAGACCCAGTGTTATAGACTGCGTTGTTAATCCATGTAGGTGTTTGGTAATTAATAAAGAAATTAGAAGTATCGTTAATAACGCTATATATTTTAACACGTTCTCCTGCATTTGTCAAGCTATATTCTGTAGTTCCTTCAACTGTAGGAACAACTACTGTAGTCCTTAGAGTAGACCAGTCATGTGAGTTCTCTACTTGTGTCTTTGCATCATTTACAAAGTCACCTACCATCTTGGAGTAAGCTGTGTTAGTTACACCAGATACTTCGTCTTCTCTCAATCGTCTAAGGACACTGTTGACTAATGATAAATAAGTTGTACTCATTATATAATTCCTTGAAACAAGCCAACTTGAGGGGCTTTATACGTGGGTAAATCTTCAATAGCGCCTATTATTTCAGGAGCTTGGTAGTTTCTCTTAAATGGTATATCTTTGAACAAAGTGTCAGTAACTGCTTGGGGTTTTAACATTCCTGATGCAAGCCCTAAAGTAAGACCTACGCCTAACCCAGCACCCACTCCTGCACCAGTACCAGCGCCTTCACCACCTCCTGTTCCTATATCTCCGGCTCCTACACCTGTTTCTGCTGCTCCGCCTGTTGGGTCTTCTACAGGCTCTACAGGTTCTTCTACAGGCTCTATAGGTTCTACAGGGTCTACAGGGTCAAAAGCTACAGGGCCACCTGTAAGCGGTACTTCAGGGAAGTCATCAGCTAAAGGATCTGTAGGCTCAATATCTAAATCAGAAGCAGGTTGCTCCTTAAAATAGTCTGTTAGACGGGCAACCCAAGATACTGCATCGGTAACGTCAAAGTCTCCAGTTACATCTGGAGGAGGTGGGCCACTGGGAACAGTCTGATATTCTGTGGGGCCACCGGATAGCCACTTGTCTAACTCTATCTGTAGACCTTCTTTAACATTAGGGTCTTCTTCAGCACCGATAGCTTCTCTTAACTGAGCAGCAATAATGTCTGTGGATGTAGGCTGTTCTTCTCCTACATCTGTAGGTTGTGCAACAATAGGCTCTGCCGGAGTTCCTTCATCACCACCACCACCTGTAGTTTCTGTAGGTTCTTCTACAGGTTGCTCTACAACTGGAGGAGCTACTTCTAATGGAGGTTCTTCTGGTGGTGGTACTGGCTCGACAGGGACTACAACAGGAAGGTCATCAAACTCAGGATAATCAGGTATCGTTGTCAACAATGCTTCATCAAGAGCTTTTTGTTGTGCAATATCTCCAACACCATCTCCATCAGAGTCTGCCCACTCAGTAGGGTCATTTGGGAATAGATCAACAACGTCGTAAACACCATCGCCGTCTGTGTCTGTGGTTCGTTGTATCCTATTTTGTTCTTTTTGCTCTGCTATACGTTGCTGTACGTCTGCTTCAGCGGTTCTACGTGCTTCTACCTGAGCTACTCTGTAAGCATCTTGAGCGTCTTTGTAAGTACCCTGTTGTAGCTTTATAGCATCGTTGTACTCTGCTTGTGCTTCTAGTTCCTTTCTACGTGCCGCGTCTACTTCGCGCTCTGCTTCTAGTTTTGCAGCGTCTGCTTTTGCCTTTGCTCTTTTGTAATTAGAACTAAAAGGCCCATAACGATTACGCATATAATTAGCATAGCCTTCAGCACTAGCTACGGAAGCATTTGTTTCCTCTATTACAGTTGATACGTTGTCTGATGCAGCTTGTGTCGCTGTTTCAGCCGCAGTTACTGCATCATTTGCAGCAATAACTTCCTCAGTATCTTCAGGATTTGTTAGCGCGTCTACAGCGGCAGTAGCAGCCGCCGCTATGTCTATAGCGTCTTGTTCGCTAGTATCTTCTTCTGCTTGAGCATCCGCTGTTGCAGTAATGTTATAGATTACACTAGGGTCAAAAGAACCATCTGGGCCTGCTCCGGGGCCACTGTAGGTTATACCGCCCGGCAAACCACCTGTTGTGGATAGACCTTCAGCAACTGCACCTAAACCAGCAGCTACTGTTCCTGCCTTCGCTATTTGACCTAAAGTAGGTATCTGTACTATAGGAGCGCCTGATGCTGTAGTAGCACTTGCTCCGGTAACAGCAGCAAGACCTTCACTTAATACTTTTTCTACTGCTCCTTTACCTGTTTCAAATGCGCTAGTGAGCTTACTTATGAAAGAAGGCTGAGATGTTTGATAAGTTTTAGTGCCGCTTAGAATTTGACTAATTGGCAACTCTGCGCCAGCCGCTGCTCCGGTTGAGCCTGCTGCTGCTCCGGCTGTAGCTGCTTTATATATAGGAACACCTATTGCTAAAGCTGCTGCCGCTGCTAAGAAAGGCGCTGCGTCTTTTAATGGAGAAGTTTTTTCTGGGCCTACTGCATCTCTAGCGAAAGTACCATACTGACCAACCTCACCTGTTTGAGTGTAGTAAGTATTGCCGCTACGTTGAGTAGAATGCACTATATTTTTTAACTGTCCACCATCTTCTTGTTCTTGATAGTAAGCGGGAGTAGTGCCTAAGTTTAAGTATAGAGTTTTACCATCAACTACTGTTGAAGTAGGGATGTTTTCTTGTTCAATATACTGCTGTACTTGGTCATTATGCTCTTGCATTGCAGTAGCATAAGTTTCAAAATTAGAATAGATAGCGCCGGGAGTTTGCTTAGCTTGCTCCATACGCTTGTTATACCTGTCTCCTTCTCCCGGAACTACAGGCACATACTTAG